AAACTGGTAAACGTGGCAGGTTGTTTCCCTGCTGTTCCTGGCGGGACTTGAAGGTTCGACTCCTTCCCTCACAGTTAACTAAATATATATAAATTCTTGATAATTATGGCTAAATTACCAATACCATTAATCACATTCTTAGCAGTACAGATAGGTGGTGCTGTATGGTTTGCTGCACAATTAGAATCTAGAGTCTTTAGTCTTGAGACTGAAGATTATACATCACAACTACAGACGATAAAAGAAAATCGTAGATACATCCAAGAAGTAATCATGCCTAGCTATGAAATTGGTGACAACTGGGACAACCCACACCATAATAACTGGGTTAAAGCAGGTGGTTGGAACGATAAGTAAACTGTATCAATATATACTAAAACGAATTTCGATTTAATGAGAAAATTATCTTTAATATTACTCACACCATTATTAGTAGGATGCGATCCTTCAGGTGGTATGGGTAGCATAGATTGGTCTTGGCCAGGTGTTCCAGATGAATACGAATGTAATCAGGTAGCAGATCCAGCAGCATGGTGTGCAACAGGTGAGCACCCTAACTTATGTGATTGTTGAGAAATGTATCGAACTACACATTTTTACTTGACTATATAATATAACTGTGTTAGTATTAACACAATCGTTCAACCTCATAAGAGGTCGCAAGTAAGCCGACTCGGAACGGAATCGTTCATCCTATGCACGGACTTCTACTCAGTTTAATAGCACTAAACAATCCATTCGCTTGTGCAGATGCTATTGATTTAATCAACAGAATCAGACCATCAGTTCAGCATCGTGCTGAAATTGTTGAGACGATTAAGGTGAACGCTGAAGAAGGATGTGACTGGGACGCACAAGTTGACTAAAGGAACGGAGTAAAACCCCTACTACTTTGGAGAAACCCAATGGCAAAAGTCACTTATCGTGGTGTCATTTATGACACTGAAAACCGTCCAAACAAGACAGTTAGATCAGTAGAGCACGAAGAAACTTACCGCGGTGTAAAGTTCCTCGTTGACGCAGAAGGACACAAACGTGTTCTCACTACTGCATAAATCAAAATTTAATTTTTGATTCCATAAATCCAGGAAATTTTTTTCCTGGATTTTTTTGTTGCAAAAGTCGAGTGGATGTGCTAACCTATATACTAAGTAACATTACCCATCATGTCACAAAAATTAGAAGGAGACGAACTGCTTCATCTGCGAGAGCATGTTCTGAAATTATTACTCAATAATTATGGAAATTCCTATCCAACCAGATACATTTACATGTGTGCCGATGAGTGGTGTAATAAACAGGTCACGTCGAATGGAATAGTAGGTTATTTTAAAGCCTACTACGGTAAATATGAAAGACAAAAAGGCAGCAAAGAAAATTATTAAGAGAGCAAAACATAATCCAACTCTTTATAGCAAAGATGAGGTAAAGTATGCTAAAATATATCTGAAACGTATAAAGCGTGAAAAGAAACAACATGAATGTGAAATTAGTGACAGTAACTCCAGAAGCGGAGACGCACATGGGTTACGTGGCGAGAGTGAGCAACCCAAAGAACCAAGACAATCCAAACGTCGCTGGTTTACTAAGCTATTGCATAAAGCACGGTCATTGGTCCGTCTTTGAACAAGCATACCTAACTGTAGAAATTGAGACCACTCGTGGTCTTGCAGCACAGATTCTAAGGCATAGATCATTTACATTCCAAGAGTTTTCTCAACGTTATGCTGATGTGAACTGGTTGAAGATGGGTATACCTTTACCAGAATTACGCAGTCAGGACAGTAAGAATAGACAGAATAGTATAGATGACATACCAGAAGAACAACAGAAGAGGTTACAGAAAGCAATCGGTAGGCACTTCTATGAAGCGTTGGATTTATACAATGAACTCATACGTGAGGGTGTTGCGAAGGAATGTGCGAGATTTGTTCTCCCATTAGCATCACCAACTAAAATATACATGACTGGTAGTGTACGTTCATGGGTTCACTACATAGAACTACGTTCTGGACATGGTACACAAAAAGAACACATGGAAATTGCTCAAGCATGTAAAGATGTTTTTGTAGAACAGTTTCCTATTACATCTCAAGCATTGGAGTGGAAATAATGCCAACATATCCTGTTAAAAATTTAAAGACTGGTGAGGAGAAAGAACTCATGATGTCTATGAAATCATATGATGAGTGGAGGAAAGAGAATCCTGACTGGGATAAAGATTGGTCGAAGGGTTGTGCTGGTTCTGGTGAGACAGGTGAGTGGCGTGATAAAATGAACAAGACACATCCTGGTTGGGGTGATATAATGAGGAATAAAATAGTGCCTAAAGCAGCACGATATAATAACCGTAGTGTCACAGACAAGTATAATTAATATGACTGCAAAAAAGAAAACAACTAAGGCACCAGGAGCAGGTATGTCTGCCAAACAAAGGAAGAGACGCAAGCCAATCAATCAGGAACTAATGTTTCCTATTGAACCACTCACTGATAATCAGAAAGTATTCTTTGATGAGTGGGATGCTGGTAAAATGATCTATGCTTATGGTGTAGCAGGTACAGGTAAGACATTCATTGCAATGTATAAAGCATTGCAGGATGTACTTAGTGAGACTACTCCTTACGAGAAGATATATCTTGTGCGTTCTCTTGTACCATCTAGAGAGATTGGTTTCTTACCTGGTGATGCTGATGATAAGTCATACTTATATCAAGTACCATACAAGAAGATGGTTCAAGCAATGTTTGAGATGCCAGATGATGCATCATATGAAATGCTTTATCATAATTTAAAAGCACAGGAAACTATTTCTTTCTGGTCTACCTCATTCATACGTGGTACTACCTTTGATAATGCTATTGTTATTGTTGATGAGTGTCAGAACTTGAATTTTCACGAGTTAGATAGTATAATAACAAGAGTTGGACAAGATAGTAAGATGATATTCTGTGGTGATGCTGCTCAGACAGACTTAGTTAAGACCAATGAACGTACAGGCATCTTGGATTTCCAAAAGATCCTACAAATAATGCCTGAGTTTTCTCTTATCGAATTTGGTATAGATGACATCGTTCGTTCAGGTCTTGTTAAATCATATCTGATTAGTAAAATCAACTTAGGTTTATGATCTTTAAACATCGTGATGATATAAATCCTGTAGAAATGAATGCAGAGATGGTGAATGGTAAGAGAGTTTACTCAACACCAGAAGGCAAACATTATCCATCAGTTACTACTGTTATTGGTAGCAATGCTAAGAAGCAAGCAGGTCTTGCTAAGTGGAGAGCAAGAGTAGGTAAGGAGAAAGCAGCAGCAATCTCCTCACGTTCTGCTGCTCGTGGTACTAAGTATCATAGTATAACTGAGGACTATCTCAATAATAAATTAGAGATAGATGAGTATAAAAAGTACCCACTACCTACTATTATGTTCTATAATAGTAAGCATGTACTAGACAGAATAAATAATATAGTCTTACAAGAAGCAGCATTATATTCTGATCACCTTGAGGTGGCAGGAAGGGTAGACTGTATCGCTGACTTTGATGGTAAACTATCCATCATAGATTTTAAAACTTCTGAAAAACCTAAGAGAGATTTATATCTATACGATTATTTTGTACAAGAAACAGCTTATGCATGTTGTTTACAAGAACGATATGGCATAACCGTTGAACAGTTGGTAACAATTGTCGCTTGTGAAAAAGGTGAGACGCAGGTAAAAATTAACCCTCCTAAGAAAGAGTATCTTCTTTCACTCATTGAATACATCGACGAGTATCAACAACGATATGGATAAAAAACAATTACTTGAGGATAAATTTATGACCGCTGCGAAATTTTCGCAGGAAGTGGAGAAGATTGCACTACACAATCCAGACATGAACTATATTGATTCGGTCATCCACTACTGTGAGGAAAACGAGATTGAACTAGATAATATAGGTAAACTAATTAGTAAACCATTAAAAGAAAAACTGCGCTATGAAGCACAGGAATTAAACTTTATTAAAAAAACAAGTCGTGCCAAGTTGATGCTAGTATGAGTAAATTCTTTCAATCAGAATTAGTTCGTGGAGACATCCAGGAAATGATAGAACTTCAGCAGTTCTGTTTTAGATCTGCTATGAATTTTATATTACTAGATCCTAAGAGAAAAATAGAATACTTTGAGGCATTGCAAAGATTAATTGAGAAGCAAAAGATATTTCATGCTCGTCTTCAGTTGAGTGATGACCCTGAAGCAAAGTCTGTTGTCGAATCTATGAAGGCAGGTATAGTAATGCTAGGTGCTACTCCAGACACACCAATAGAAAAGATGTTCGATGAATTGTTAGAGAAGATTGACACAATGAGAGAAAAGTTGGAAGAGGGTTGACAAATAAATAGTAATGGGTTATAGTATCTCTTGTGGGGTTGATCACCTCACGCGGGAGTGACTGAATAAACTTGCTGGCATAAGGCTAGTTAAGGTGATGAGACACAGGTGGTGCTGCTACTCGCAAGAGTAGAACCGACCTACCAGTCGGGTCTCAGATAGTACAGTAAAAATCTACTCATGTAGCAATGCCCTGTACTTATAGGTATACATTAATCCTATCTCCCACCCAACCAAATCCGATTAAATACGAGGTAATCTTAATGTCATTTGCACAATTAAAAAAGAAGTCAAGAAATAATTTAGAATTTCTACAAAAAGAATTAGAGAAAACAGTTAGTGGTAAGCAGGTAGATGAAAGGTTCTGGAAACCTGAAGTCGATGCATCAGGTAATGGTTACGCTGTTATTCGTTTCCTTCCTGCACCAGATGGTGAGACAGTTCCATGGGCAAAGGTTTATTCACATGCCTTTCAGGGACCTGGCGGTTGGTACATTGAAAATTCATTGACCACTGTCAACGAGAAGGATCCAGTTGGTGAGGTAAACAGACAGCATTGGAATGCTGGAACAGAAGAAGGTAAAGAGGTTGCACGTAGACAGAAGCGTAAGCTTTCATACTACAGTAACATCCTTGTTGTTAAGGATCCTAAGCACCCTGATAATGAGGGCAAGGTATTCTTATACAAGTATGGTAAGAAGATCCACGACAAGATCCTTGCAGCAATGCAACCTGAGTTCCAAGATGAAACACCAGTAAATGTGTTTGATCTTTGGGAAGGTGCAAACTTTAAGTTAAAGATCAAAAAAGTAGCAGGGTTCTGGAACTATGACAGCAGTGAGTTTGATTCTGTTAGTGCTCTTAGTTCAGATGATACTGAACTGGAAGCAACATGGAAGAAAGAACACTCGCTAGAAGCATTCACTTCTAAGGATCAGTTCAAGTCTTATGATGAACTAGAGAAGAGATTGAATCTCGTTCTTGGTTTAGCAAAGAGACCTGTTGCAGTTCCTACTGTAGACAGTGAGGAGTTTGAACCAGTTGCTGCACCTGAACCTTCATCGTTTCGTGCTAAGGTAAGTGCGAACATTCCAGTGAAAGAAGAAACAATAGTTGAAGATGATGATGCACTCTCCTACTTTAGACAACTTGCAGAGGAGTAATGATCTCTGGGCAAACTATAGGTCAGTAGTCTTTGAGACTTTCCCTGACCTAAAGTTTGAGAAACAACATGTTCATTGGACTAATAAAAAAGATGTCCATCTTACTGCTGACCTGTATTCAGGTCAGTAT